GTTAAAGATGCATTTCAAGGATATTTTAAATACATTGATGATTTTATCAATGATATGAAATTAGTATTTCCTACGTTGAAAGATGATTGGGGAATCTATGTACCTGAGGTCAAATACCTAGCTCCTGAACCACTAGTTAATTATTCTGATTTATCATTAACTAAATACCCTACTGTGCACTTTGTTGGTGATGCGTTGTCAGCAAGGGGTATTTCCGTATCAGGGGCTCATGGTACACTTGTTGCTGAAAAAATTTTGGAGAATGAAACTAAAGTACGTATATTATAGACATGGAAAATAAATACACTGAATGGCCTAGTAGTCAAAGATTAACAAAACCAGATGGTACTGTAGCTTATACTTGGGATAATAAATTACATAATTGGGATGGACCTGCTTTAATACCTGAAGGAAATGAAAAAAAGGCAGAATATTATATTTACGGTATTAAATATAGTAAGGAAGAACATAAAGAAAGAATTAGACAAAAAACAGGATTACCTTGGTATAAGAAACCAGCACCAAAAGGTATGACTCATAGAAATTAATATGAAAATAGGATTATGTGGTACAATGAGTGTAGGTAAAACTACATTAGTTAAAGCTTTAAAAAAAGTACCTGAATTTAAAAATTATAATTTTGCTACAGAACGTAGTAAATATTTAAATGATTTAGGCATTCCATTAAATACAGATTCAACATTAAAAGGACAAACAGTATTTTTAGCTGAGAGATGTGCTGAATTAATGAATGATAATATAATTACTGATAGAACTGTTATTGATGTAATGGCATTTACTCAAAATGCAATGTCAATACCTTATCAAGATAAAGATAAATTTATTGATTATGCGAAAGAATTTATTAGAGAATATGATTATATTTTTTATATTTCTCCTAATGGCTTGCCTATTGAAGATAATGGAGTACGTGAGACAGATGAACATTATAGAGACGTTATAGATTTTACTATAATAAGTTATATAAAAAAATATGCTTATATGATGAAAAATATTGAAACTATAAGAGGTACAACTAAAGAACGAGTTGAACAAATATTAAATGTTATTAATTCTTGATATATTTATAATAAAATTTAAATTAAAATGAAAAAATCTGAATTAAAATCATTTATTAAAGAAGAAATTATATCATTACTTACAGAGGCATCAGAAGAAGAACTTAAAAATGCTCAAGAATTTAATAAAGAACTTGAAAAAACTATACAGTTAAAAAAAGATGCTGGTATAGAAGAAGTTGAAGTAGCAGCAGCAGCTGATGATGATGATGAAGATAAAAAAGCAATAGCAGCAGCTAAAAAAGCAAGAGGTAAGTTTAAACAATATGATTTAGCAATTAAGGCTTTTAAAGATATAGAGGCAGAAATGATGACTTTAGGTAAGGAATATGGTCGAACTAAGGATGGAAAAAGAAAAGAAGAAATCAAAAATATCCTTAGAAAGAAAACTCCAATTAAAAAGGAAGCAGAAGCCTTAGTTAAAAGATTAGAAAAAGATGTTGTCTAAAGAAAGAATTATTGCTTATAGTATTATAGTTATTTTATCATTAACTCTTATTTATTTTCTATTTTTAGGAAATGAAAAGTATGTTGAAGATTACAATCTTAAAATTGAAGCACTAGAAGCAAAAGTTGATTCTTTACATAATATTAATGATGGTTTGGAATATAAAATAGATACTTTAAACCAACAAATTGTAACATTAGATAAAGAAATAGACAATCAAGATAAGAGAATTGTCACATTAAAGTATAAAGTAAATGAGAAAATTAATTCCGTTGATAATTTTAATGATGATGAGCTTGAAAGGTTTTTCACAGAACGATATAGACACATCGATTCAATTAAAAAAGCCGATAGCTCGTCTGGTAATTAAAGATTTACTAGCTGGAGATGGAGCTTTAGAAGAATTATCTTTAGTTAATAATAAAATTAATTTATTAGAAGTAAAATTAAATTTAAAGGATAGTATTATTCAAAATTTAGATGAAAGTGTTTTAAATTTTAGAAATATTTTAGATACTAAAAGCAATCAATTAGAAATATCACGAAACCTGTCTGAAAAACTTCAAGCAGATCTAAAAAAACAAAAAGCAAAAACAAGATTATTCCAATATGGAACTGGAGCTGCAATAATAGGTGGAATAATTTTATTAGTAGCAAATTAGTATGTCGGATTTAAAAAAAGTAATAAGACAGGAATACCTTAAATGTGCTAAAGACCCAGTACATTTTATGCGTAAGTACTGTTTTATTCAACATCCACAAAGAGGAAGAATTCAATTTAACTTATATCCATTCCAGGAAAAAGTATTAAAATTATTTAGAGATAATCCTTATTCTATTGTTCTTAAATCTAGACAATTAGGATTATCGACTTTATCTGCTGGTTACTCCCTATGGATGATGTTATTTTTTAAAGATAAAAATATTTTATGTATAGCTACAAAACAAGAAACGGCTAAAAATATGGTAACTAAGGTTAAATTTATGTATGATAATTTACCTTCTTGGTTAAAAGTAGATGCGGCCGAAAATAATAAATTAAATCTAAGATTAGTAAATGGGTCCCAAATTAAAGCAACATCAGCAAGTAGTGATGCAGGTAGATCAGAAGCAGTATCCTTACTATTAATTGATGAGGCAGCTTTTATTGATAATATTGGAGAAATATGGGCATCAGCTCAACAAACACTTGCTACTGGGGGTGGTTGTATAGCATTAAGCACACCTTATGGTACTGGTAATTGGTTTCATCAAACATGGACAAGAGCAGAAGCTGCCGAAAATGATTTTTTACCTATAAAATTACCTTGGTATGTTCATCCTGAGCGAAATGAAGCTTGGAGAAAAAAACAGGATGAATTATTAGGAGACCCTAGAATGGCAGCTCAGGAATGTGACTGTGATTTTAGTACTTCTGGTGATATAGTATTTTATCCTGAGTATTTAGAATATTTTGAAAAAACATACATTAAAGATCCTTTAGAAAGAAGAGGTACAGATCAAAATTTATGGGTTTGGGAATCACCTGATTATACTAGAGATTATATAGTAGTAGCTGATGTTTCTAGAGGTGATGGTAAAGATTATTCTGCATTTCATGTAATAGATGTAGCCAATAACGTACAGGTAGCTGAGTATAAAGGACAATTAGGCACAAAAGAATATGGACACTTATTAGTAGGAATAGCTACAGAATATAATGAGGCAATGTTAGTGATAGAAAATGCTAATATAGGATGGGCAACTATACAAGTTGCGATTGATAGAAATTACCCTAATTTATATTATTCTCCAAAATCAGATCAACCTAATGTAAATTCTTATTTTGATAAATACCAAGATAATTCAAGAATGGTTCCTGGTTTTACAATGTCATCTAGAACAAGACCAATGGTAATTGGGAAATTTCAAGAATATTTAAGTGATAAAGGAGTAACATTTCAATCCAAAAGATTAATAGAAGAAATGAAAACATTTATTTGGAGAAATGGTAGACCAGAAGCTCAATCAGGTTATAATGATGATTTAGTAATGGCTTTTGGCATTGCTATGTACATTAGAGACACAGCATTAAAATTTAGACAGAGAGGATTGGATATAACAAAACAATCTTTAACCAATATGAAAGTTAACAGAACTCCATATCAAGGTAGTTACTTTTCTAAAGGTGAAGACAATCCTTACCATATAAAAACAAAAAAAGGAAAAGAAGACATTAGTTGGCTTCTATGATAATATTTATAACAATAACTATATACCAATATGGCTGATAAAAGCATATTTTCAAGATTAAGAAGATTATTTTCAACTGACGTTATTATAAGGAACGTTGGAGGAAATCAAATAAAGACAATAGATACTAGTACTATTCAACAAATGGGTGATATTAGTACTAATTCATTAGTAGATAGATATAATAGAATTTATACTACAACACCTACATCATTATTAGGTAGACAATTTAGTTTTAATTATCAATGGTTAAGACCACAACTATACTCAGAATATGATGTTATGGATTCGGATGCAATATGTGCTTCAGCATTAGATATTGTATCTGATGAATCTACATTGAAAAATGATATGGGAGAAGTACTTCAAATTAGGAGTTCAAATGAAGACATACAAAAAATATTATATAATTTATTTTATGATGTTTTAAACATTGAATTTAATTTATGGGCTTGGATTAGACAAATGTGTAAATATGGTGACTTTTTCCTAAAATTAGAAATAGCAGAAAAATATGGAGTCTATAATGTAATACCTTATACAGCTTTCCATATTGAAAGACAAGAAGGATTTAATGAAGAAAACCCATCAGATATAAGATTTAAATTTAGCCCTGATGGTATTCTTAGTGATAGTACGGGGATGTATGGTACAGGGTATGGAATAGGAGGAGCTGATGATAATGGTATTTTCTTTGATAATTATGAAATGGCTCATTTTAGATTAATATCTGATGTAAATTATTTACCTTATGGAAGAAGTTATTTAGAACCAGCTAGAAAATTATTTAAACAATATACATTGATGGAAGATGCAATGTTAATTCATAGAATTGCTCGCGCCCCAGAAAAAAGAGTATTTTATATGAATGTTGGAGCTATACCTCCAAATGAAATAGAAGCATTTATGCAAAAAACTATTTCACAAATGAAACGTACTCCTTATTTAGATGAAGATACAGGTGAATATAATTTAAAATATAACATGCAAAACATGTTAGAAGATTTTTACATCCCAGTAAGAGGTAATGACACTACAACTAGAATAGATACTACAAAAGGATTAGATTATGATGGTATCCAAGATGTAGAATATTTAAGAAATAAATTATTCGCAGCACTTAAAATTCCTAAAGCATTTTTAGGATATGATGAAAATATAGAAGGTAAAGCAACATTAGCTGCTGAAGATATTAGATTTGCTCGTACTATTGATAGAATTCAAAAAATAGTACTATCAGAATTAAATAAAATTGCATTAGTACATTTATATACTCAAGGTTATACTGATGAAAAGTTAACAAACTTTACTTTAGATATGACTACTCCATCAATTATGAACAAGAAAAGATGGAATTATTAAAATCTAAAGCTGAACTATCGGGACAGTTATTAGAACAAAAATTAGTACCTTCAGATTGGATTTATGATAATTTATATCACTTTAGTGATGGTGAAGTTGAAGAATATAGAGACTTAGTTAGAGAAGATTCTAAACGTCAATTTAGAAATGCTCAAATAGAAGCAGAAGGTAATGACCCAGTTGAAACAGGTAAATCTTATGGTACACCACATGATTTAGCTTCATTATATGGTAAAGGAAGAATGTATACAAATCCCGGAGGAGTACCTAAACCAGAAGAATATGCTAAAGATGATCCTGCATTAGGTCGCCCTCAAAAGCAACAAGTAAAAAGAAATACTCAAGACGATAATTTTGGAAAAGATAGATTAGGTGTTAAAAGAATGAAAGATAAAGATAAAAATGATGGTGATAGTTTAAGACCTACTCTTGAAAGTGCAAAAATGGCTTATTTAAAAAATAAGGACATATTTAAATCTTTAAATAAGAAAAAATTAATATTTGAAGAAGATAAAGATGATTCTAAATTATTAGATGATTCACAATTGAAAGAGTAAAAAAAGTCTAATATTTATAAATAAATATATTTTTTAATGAAAATAAAACACTCAAAGTACAAAAATCCTGGTATCCTTTTCGAACTGTTAGTAAGACAAATAACAGCAGATACTTTAAAAGGAGATAATTCCCCGGCAATAGACATACTAAAGAAATTTTTTGTTAAAACAGAATTAGGTCGTGAATATAAGTTATATGAAACTATATTAAAATCTAAAGTTTTAAATGAAAGTAGAGCTAATGTGTTTATTACAACTGCTTTAGATGCGTCTAAAAAATTAAATAAGGGACAACTAAGAAACCAAAAATATCAATTAATTAGAGAAATAAAGGATAACTATAAAGTTGAAGAATTTTTCTCTTCTAAAATTAAAAATTATAAAGAGTTAGCTGCTTTATATACTTTAATTGAAGGGTATAATAGTAAAAATATAAGTGATACTCAACAATTAGTTGATAATAAAGTTACTTTATTAGAATTTTTAACTAAGCAGGAAGTATCTGAAGAAAAAAAACAAACATTAATTGAAGAATTTTCTAATTACGATAAAGATACTAGAATATTAACTTATAAAGTTTTATTAGAAAGATTTAATGATAAGTATCAACATTTATCTAAAGAACAAAAACAAGTTCTAAAAGAATTCATAAACTCAGTTGATTCTGCTCCAAGATTAAGAAATTTTTATAATTCAAAAGTTAATGAATTAAGAGATTCTTTAGTTAAAGAAAATAAAAATATAAAAGATAAAGCAACTGCTATAAAAATTAAAGAAGTTTCTAAGTATTTAACTGAATTAGATAAATCTTCAAAAGTTGGTGATGATAATTTAGTTGATTTGTTACGTTATTATGAACTAGTAAAAGAAATAAAAGTAGCAAATGGCGTACAGATATAAACTTTCCGAATTAGCCAAAAAAGCATCGGCTAAAGAAGCATCAAAAGAACTAGGAATACCTGAAAGAAAATTTAAAGTCGGACAGGTAACTTTTAGTGACGATGGACAAAGAAAATCAGAAATAACTAATATTGATCCTGTAACAGGACAAGTAAGTTGGAAAATAACCCAATTACCTGGTTTTGAAAAATTATATGATGAGATGGATGATTTAGTTGATGTGTCTAAAAGAGTTTATGTTAAAA